GTACCCCTGGAATGGTAATACGGCCCAAACCAGAACATTCTTCTGATACGAAGGGCAAAGGCCCTAAGATCGACTCAACTTTTGAAAAGATGAGTCGGGCCGTCTTCCAATATTTCTTTTTAAAGAATTGATTGGCAGACGAAACCCAAGAAATCAATGAATTGGTTTGCCGCCTGTTCTCAGGTCGCTGCTGACGCAAGTACACGGGTGTTACCCTATGCCCGGCGTAAGCATCGACTCCACAAGACTCTCTAAACTTTCCAGTATAGAAGGTCTTATTCGTGTTCACCTTGCAATTGTACTTTTGCAGGTGATCGAGAACAGCATTCGCATACATACATGGGACAACTATATCGTCTCCATATATGTAAATACCTCTACTAACAATAAAAACGTTAGCAAAGGTAACAGGGAGATTCTGAACCCTAAGCAGAGCCGCTACACATATAGTGTAGAAGTACATCGACTCTACCGGGAAACAGAGAGCACTACCCATCGAAGCGAACTTCATAAGGGGACCAACTATGGTCCCGTCTGGAAGTTCTGCCCTCGTCGACCTACATGCATCAACCGCCCCTTTTAAATCGGGGTTAGATCGAAACATCTCCAACGCGAGAGATCGTGGAACACGATCACTAGCATCGGAGAGATCTATCGTTGCAAATAGACCGTCAGAAGACGAGCTCAAAGCCAATTCCTGATTTACAGTTTGATCACGGAAATTCACGTGACCAGCTGTGACAGGATCTGATTCGATTGCCCTATAAAGGACATCCCGAATCGCCTGTTGCGAATATTGCATGCAACTAGGTTCAATGGCAATGATACGTGGACCTTTAAGTGTTTTCGGAACAGGTGTAACCCTAACGGGTTGCTCCTTTTCCTGACTTACGAGCGTTACTTTTTCGAACTCCAGAGACTCAAAGGCACCTAATGTATAAGTGCTATCAAGAACTGGAAAGTATGGTTCGAGACGCTCGTGCCAATTACCCCAAACGAATTTCTTATTACCTGAAATACGTTCGGCGGTAGCTCCGGGACCGTGCCTAGGGACCAACATGTCAAGTCGTAAACGACCCAGCATATTGCCCCAGAGCACAGAAGATACCTTGAGAAACTCAAGTTCATCTTCTCTCGGCAGCGAGAACATCTTAAAGGACTGCTCAATTGCGGTGAAAGAAGAAAGCGATGCATGAACCCGTTTCTGGGTACATGGAAGCTCAATCTTTTTGAAAGCGAGACAAATTTGTCTGACGCAATCAACAAGAAGGGGCACATCGCAATCAACGCGACATGTATTATCGTCGTTCTCATCGTAAATTCTCCCTGTCTCATGGTTGAAAATTAAGCCGATCATACCTCGCAAAAATGCGGGGATTGATCCATACTTCCTAAAACTACGGAAGTATGAGGGGCTAATCTGCCCATCGCTCAAAGATCTTTCGAAATCCGAGCAAAAGGCAGGTAGGGTTATCGTTAGAAAAGATAATCCCTCCTTTTCAACCCGTGATCTAATAGTTTCTAGATCACGTGTATCAGAGACATCAGCGATGCATTTGGCCGTAGCATCTTCATAGATGCTTGTGGCCACTTCTAAGTAGTCACTTACGTTGCTTTTCAATTCGCCTCCTTTAGAAAGGGGTCGAAATTCAAGCCACGTAATGCCTGCCTATGTGATCCTGAATGGACCACCAAGTTATACATCGGAATACACCGACGGAGGGAAGTAACTAGTAATTAGCTAGTTGTTGATCTAACGTCCAGAGTTCTTTTTCTTAATAAGCTTTGGAGCCCGAGCAGGTGGTGTACCTGTGACAGGCTTCTTAGGCTTATCAAAGAGAGGAGCGAGCGCGGAGGATTCTAGCATAGCTAGAGTCAATGCGGTATCGATCTTCCCAAGAACTTTGTTGCTTTTCTTGATTTTAGTGTCCTCACTATCTCTAGTGAGTTCACTAAGCACGTGCAGGTTTTCCTGCGCGATCTCAAGAGCGGCAAGAAATGTTTTAAGTTTCGACATAGGATCTCCTTTTTGACCCAGAGAAGTAGTCTAGGAAGACTACGACTCCTGGCCGTAAAGTTTCCCAATAGCGGTGCTGTCTAGCCACGCGTTAAGCGCAGCTACTTGCTGGGCTACCTGCGTTGACGTAAACCCCGTTAGGGGTCTATCGATAACGTGGTAGTCGGTGAGCGTCTGATACGCATTGACAGAAGTCAATGGGTCAGCAGCTACAACTCGCTGATCAACTCGAACAACGGTCCGTATTCTTTTAGCGGATCGTTGATGCGAAATGGTCATTTTAAAAGCCTCGTCGGCGGTTTGATAGATGGCAGTTGTGCCATCTGAATCAATCCTCGGCATGGACTTTGCGACAGAATTGACAGTGATAACTTGTGGATCGGCAAACATAAGTGGTTGACCTCTTTTGAAGTAATTGGATGTTAACCCACTGAAAGCTCCACGGAATCCATCCCGTGGGACCGATAACACAGTAGGTAGATAGATTCAAGGATGCACTCGGCTTACGCCGAGAGCACCAAGAATCGCTAATTGAGTAGCAGACAAAGCGCTACTACTCCAGCCTAGCCCATATGGACCGCCTTCTACGCGCTGTTTGGATTCTAAAGTTCGAAACCATTCACACGTCACGGCACCATTCCAGAAATTCATAAAAGTCTTTTGACTTACGACTCTGGACTGGGAAGCCATGGTGAAGACGTTCTGGGAGACAAGCCCGTCTTGGGCGATAGCGGTGGCATTATCAATATTACTGCCAACGTTACCGAACCAATCGGCGAGCCAGCTCCAAGGGGTTATCTTATACAAAACAGAAGGATTGATACGAGCTCCATAAACGTCTAAATAACGTTTTACTGTATTCCACTGACTTTCGTGGTCTACAAGAGTCTCGTCAAACTCGGGTGAGTAATACTTGAAACGACCAGTCGCCCAGATATGCGTATAAGTACGCGCTCTGGTTTCGTACCAGTTCTTTCCAGGTATACCAGGTCCGACTGATGTAGTACGCATCATTCGACTGAAGTCCTCGCCTGATGGTGAACATGCAGGCTGGCCTCCGGCCGAAAGTTGCACATCATCTTCTGTTTCTGATAGGACCTTAGTTCGCCGCTGCCAAGTGTTATTTCGCTCCTTATTGCGGGCGATGTACTCCTTGGAATTCTGATAGACATCGTAAAACTGTGTCAAATCACGAATAAACGGCAACCAACCAAACTCAACACCCACGAAATGATCACTAACCTTCTTCGGCATAAATTTCATCCGTTTAAAGTTAATGATCTTTCTACCGCGATTGATCCCATTTAACCAAGTGGGATTCTCAATTAAAGCACTCCAAGAATTATGGAATGCTTGCGCTGTAGATTTCAGAGTATGGGGGACATCTCGAATTTCTCCGAGAAATTGTCCCATACCTGCGTGCTCGAGTTGAGGCCTCAATCTTCTGTAGGCCTCAGGTCCTAAGCCGGAAATATCAGGGATAAGAGAATTCGTGACTCCATAGTGGAACGACGCCAACGTATAGTCGGTAGTCGAGTCACCAAGGAAAAACGGGTCCTCAAAGCCACCTATGAACCGAAAACCGAACCTTTCCGACCCAGATGGGCCAGTAAGATTTTCGGGAGCGGTAACATAAGTGCCTTGTCCCTGAGGCTTCCAAGGGCCAAGGGTAGATTTAAGTAAGGTGAACGGTCCCCCATCGTGGTAAGGAGGTCCTGGGTTCTTTCGATCCCAGCATCTCTCTCGCACAAGAAAGGGGCGGCTAAACTGAACAGGAATACCTCCAGGGAAGTATTCGATAATATGCCCATCATCGAGTGAATACTCGATCTGAGCATAATGTCCATACGACAGCCCTGATAGCTCCGAAGAGGTATAAGGCTGAGGTGCCGTACGTTCACGAAATCTACCGCCAAAATCCGACATAAGTAACCTCCATATAGTTAGGAAATCTATGTTCGTCTCAATTTGTCGACTCGGCAAAAAGAAACAAACACAGGCCGACTAGGAAGAAGACATCGCTGCCTTCTCAGACCCCCACAAAG